AGAACGATCCCGCTCACTCGGAGGCTGTCGATTTCTTCACATCGCGGACGCCCGTCCACATCCACCGATTCCTCAACGGCGGGTTCATCATGGGGCGCCGAGACAATGTCCTCCAGCTCCTCATGAACAACTGCGGCTATGACGATGATCAGGAGGGCTACATCGATCAGCTCATGAAGGACCCGGGCCTGTTCATCCTCGACGAAACCCAGCAGTTGTGCGGGAATTATACCTTTGACCCCGAAGTATGGGTTCTGATGGACGGACGATTCGTCAACACACTGACCGGAGAATCCCCCGTCGTCATGCACTTTCCCGGCGGAAAGGCCAATGCTTCTCATTACCAGATCCTCAGCTCAAACATGATGCAGATGATCGATCGGCAGCGCCGCACGTGGCGACGCATACTTATCATGATTCTCATTCTGATAATCGTCTTAATGATCACTCTGTATCTCATCAATAAGAGGCATGGGAAGAGCCCCAATGTTTGGCGATAACCTCACCGAATACCCTAAGAAGCCATCCGTCCCCGACCTCCATGATATCTTTATGAGCATCACCCACCCCTTCGATGAAGATATCATCCGATTCGAGGGCATCCCGACCCCGACCGCGGTGTGCACCCGATGCAGCAGAAGATCCGATCAGGACATGGGATTCATCCGAACTACCGGGGCGTTTCGCAGGATACTACTCCCCGGCTCCATGATCGAACGCAGCTGCTCCGTGTATTACGGTGTCGAGGAACCCTTCCCAATCGTGGACACCGTCTACCGGATCCAGGGAGCCGAAAGGATCGTCTTTGACCTCGGATTCGAGTATGACGTCCTCTACATCCGATCCCTCTCCCCCGACCGCTTCTGCACCTGGTGTGTCCGAACCGACGGCATCGTCCTCAACGCCGAATCCCTTCAAGTAAGGGGCGAGTGCACATTTGAACGCGCCCATTAATACATACCCTCATGTCAAGGCTCGACTCTGATGATACGATTGTGGTGAATATATTTTTCCGTCATTATCAAATAATGTCCCATTTGAAAATCCGCCCATCGTTTTTGAACTTCAACAGGCTCATTCATGCAGCTCATAATGGTAATGTCGATAATGTTCGATCATTGCTCGAATCGCCCAACGTCTCGCCGGGTGCCAAGGATGGTAATGGGAGGACGGCTCTAATGTCTGCCGCAGCAAACGGTCATGCTGAGATCGTCGACCTGATCCTCCAATCACCCAAGTCGACAGCGGAAATGGTAAGCGACAAGGATGAGAATGGAGCAACGGCTCTGATGTTTGCCGCAGCAGACGGTTATGATAAGATTGTCGACCTGATCCTCCAATCACCCAAGTCGACAGCGGAAATGAGAATGGAGCAACGGCTCTGATATTTGCCGCATCAAACGGTCATGCTGATGTCGTCAACCTCATCCTCCAATCACCCAAGTCGACAGCGGAAATGGTGAGCGACAAGGATGGTAATGGGATGACGGCTCTGATATTTGCCGCAGCAGACGGTTATGATAAGATTGTCGACCTGATCCTCCAATCACCCAAGTCCTTGCCGAAAATGGTAAGCGACAAGGATGGTAATGGGATGACGGCTCTGATGTTTTCAGCAGCATACGGTCATGCTGATGTCGTCAACCTCATCCTTGAATCACCCAAGTCCTTACCAAAAATGGTAGATGCCAAGGATAAGAATGGAGCGACGGCTCTGATGTTTGCCGCCCAAGACGGTCATGATGAGATTGTCGATCGTCTTCTACGAGAGGATGGGAAGCAGGCCGATGCCAGGGATAATGAAGATTGGACACCCCTCATGTACGCAGCCTTCAAAGGTCATTCGGATGTCGTAAACACTATCATCCAACACTATAACGTCTATCCAAAGGAAATGATCGATGCCAGGAATAATTTTGGTCATACAGCCCTCATACTGGCGGCCACACAGAATCATTTGAATGTCGTTAATATCCTTTGGCAGTCTTATCCCATAACTGACAAGGACGACAGGACAGCTCTTATGTATGCCGCCAAGTTTGATCATGCGGGTATCGTGCACAAACTCCTTACTCTCCTCCCGGAACAAGCCGTCAATGCCAAGGATAGTTCTGGATGCACTGCCCTCATGCATGCCGCCAAAGACGGCCACGCGGATACCGTCTGTGAGTTCCTCAATTCGAACAAGGTGAATCGCACCATGCGAAATGACGACAACGGAGGATATACCGCCGCGCATTTCGCATTTTATAATGGTCACTTCGGCATTGCCAACATGCTCGATCCATCAACCTTATCATCATTTCTGGTCCCCTTCTTACTGTTCTGACAATTGATACATATACCAAACCCTGTGCGGGTCAAACCCTTCCAACGGAAACCTCACTCGACTTTGATGACACTTAAGGATTTATACAATCTATCTAATCCTTAAGGTGGGTTTGAAGACAGGCTTAAGGAATCAGAGAAGGAGATTCGACGAAATCCAAAGTTAGCCCGTGCAGGGTTTGATACATACCAAACCCTGTGCGGGTTAACTCTAAAGACACCTAAGGAATCATCTGATTTTTTAGGTTGGTCTGAAGACGGGTTGAAAAGATTCTGGAGAAAAGTCCGAAGCTGATCCGTGTAGGATTTGTGGAGTGAGTTAGTTGCTGATGGGTTGATGATGTTCCTCGGTGGCTTCTTGTTGAAGGAGGTTCTTGTAGAACTCGATAAATTCATCGCAGTCGGGTATTATCCGGTTGTGGTACGTCTCGATAATCTGCTGGCGGATACCGTCCGAGCCGTGGATCGAATCCAGGACGGTCCTGATGGCGGCCGACGGATCGTTGGGCACGACCGGTCTCTCGTCCGTATTGGTCCCGAGGGTGATGCACTGATCGACAATCCCGAGCGTCTGCATGAGCTTGCGGCACTTCCGACTCGATGAGATGGACACAAAGGGCACCCCGTGGCATATGGCAAAGATGTGTTCGTGGAATCGGCCGCATATCATGACCTCCATCTCCCCGACCTTGTCGTAGACTTCCCGGATATACCCGCCCAGGGATGGATGAAAGACATTGGTCCCAGGGCATAACTCGGCGAGCTGGTCGTTCAGGACGCGGTCGTTCTCGTAGTGCTTGTCGGGCTGGATGCAGAAGGGGATCAGCCATACCTCCTTGGTTGGGAATTCGCGCTGGATACTGCGGATGATCCAGGCAAAGAACTCCAGGAGGACCACATAATCCATGCTGTCCTTCTGATAATAATTCCGTGGGATGCTCAGGCCGATCCTCCCCCTCCCCAAACCACCGGCCGAGCCCCACCACCTCGGCAGGAGAAAGCCCAGATCGGGAAAGTAGGCCGCCCTGTAGCATCTCGACGCGATCATGGGGACATCGTCCGGGTTGCGGGTGATGACGGTGTGGAACAATCCAAACAGATCGACAAACTCCTTGTACGGCAGCCCCACACTGACCGCGTGGATCTTGTTCACCCCCTGAACAACGTCCTTCAGGAAGTACGGGTTGATGACATCGCCCCCACCAAATATGACCATGTCCCCCGGACGGATCTCCCTCGCCTTGAACTGATTCCGGAAGCATACCTTGTGATCAGGGATGAACATCCTGTCCAATATCTTCAGGATGTGCATAAACATGTCATCCCCACAATTGTGCTCATAAAAGTACCCGTAATGCAGGATCCGTCGCATCGACCTCCTCACGTTAAGAAGCTCCATCCTGAACCCTGATCCGATCATCAGCTCTTCGTGTGTCATGAGCATGTTGTCTACATCGTCCGCATCCAGGATCAGGGCCTTGCACCTCGTGTCCCCCTCGCCGAACGTGATAATGACCTTGTCGTCCGCGTGCCGGGTGATGCCGGTCGAGAAGCACAGGAGGTAGGGGAGGTGGCACGATGCATCATCCGTCGGTATGAACCCGTTGCTCACCCTCGTGATCCGGTACGAATCGTCAAACTCGAACAGCATCATGTAATAGATGAACTTGCCGTGCTTGTAGACCCGGCTCCAATTCACCATCGACATCATCGACTCCATGCACGACGGAGGTTTGTCCATAAGATCCCTGTACGGGATCTTTATATGCGCGGTCGCAATGTATCGGTCCCGGTACGATATCGGCGGAGAACCGAGCGACAACAGCCCCTTCATGGGCTTGATGATGGACATGATGTGTTCCAGGACGGGATTGTCCGGGCTCGTCCTTATCCCGTGGGGGGTGTGCACGACGAGGGATCCGTCCCTGAACTCGTACAGGATATGGTCCCTGTGCATGACGCAGTTCTTCTCGATGCGCCTCGGGTGGAGGATCCCGAGGGGCTCCTCCTCGAAGAAATAAGTGTACAGATCGCCATCATCGAGGTCCCGGATGATGAACCTCCTCTTCATGATGCGCGTGCTCCTGTCGGAACGGAAGAAGGCATTGTACGTCATGTAGAAATCACCATCCGAGCACAGGCGGGCATCCTGCGCCATGTCCTTCCCAAACAGGTTGTAGCAGACCGAATGGATCGTCCACACCCCGTCGGCGTCCAGACGGACGACGCACATGCCCGTGCTGTCAAACTCGGGCGCATCCTCCGGCACCGTCCACCTGGGATGCTTCATGTTGACCACCACATCCGGCGAATGCGCATCCTTGAACTTGAGGTCGCCGTGCTTCCGGACACCGCCCGACACGCTCCGCAGGAACAGGCGCTCGGGGTCCTTGTACAGGTACTTGTACGCATTGTCCCATATCTTCCACGGGTGCAGATCCTTGTCCGTCGATGCCTTGTAATGGATCCTGCGGAACGTCATGAGGAACAGGTCGTCCCGCCAGTGTATGATGCTGTTGTTGCAGTAAAATGTATTGTTGTTGTCCTGATCGTTCCGCAGTAAGTGGGTCAGATCGTAAAGGTGCATGATGGTTAGCCTATGCTACAATTATACAAAGAAAATTTACAACTCTTTCTGCAAATAACACACATGCTGTGTCCGGGAATGAGTCAGAAGGATGACTCCAAACTCTGTGCGGGTCAACTTTGGAGGGACTCGGGCTTATATGATTCCTTAACCCTATCTTCAAACCCACCTTAAGGATTAGATAGATAAATATCCTTAAGTGTCATCAGAGTCAAGTTGGGTTTGGGTTTTAACCCGCACAGGTTTGGATGACTCATTCCCGAACCATCAGGATGACACTGCGAGTCGTAAGAAGGTCTACCTCTAAAATCGATCAAAAATATCTGCTGCTTAAGAAATGATATCGATCGGTTTGGAGCTGCAGTCGCCGCAGCTGGCAGTCTCCTTGTGCGGAACGGATGGTCGGATCGGCTATCCTCTGGCGGACCATCGCCTCTCCATCGGCCCCCACTCGATCGTCTACAATGACAATATTTCTGACAAGAAGCTGGGCAAAAAGCTCCAGCTATTCCTGGGATC